AGAGGTTCCAAGGCTGACTGATTCAACATTAGCATCACACTCATAAGCACTAAGTGAGTTAACCTTTGCAGATGTAGGTGCGAGAATGTCAGAGTCAGTGCTAAGCAAGAATTGCTCATTAGTAGCATACAGAACCAAACCAACAGAGGTAGGTTCTACATAGTTCAAGAAAGCAGGACGCTTACCAGCAGCAGAGATGTCGATAGGATCATCATTTACTGCAGTTTGTGCAGATGTGTTCCAGAAGTTAAATAGGTCACCAGCTTTACTTAGAATAACGTTTTGACCAGACAGGAAACCCATACGGTTCCTGTAAAAGAAAATGTGACTAATAGTATGATCAATGAAACTAGGTTCAGGGTTAGTATCATCATTACCAACCAATCTATCATTCCAATTAACAGAGCTATAAACAAAAGTGCCGTCTGCCTGACGTACTAATTGGTGAGGCATAGTCAACTCATTAAACTGATACTTAAGACCAGGCTCTAGAGTTTCTTCCCAATTACCAGTGCCAAATGCTTGACTACCATCAGTAGTAAACTTGACAAACATGTCGTCAATGTCAAGATCTTCTGAGTTAACAACCCTGACTACATATCCATCTTTACTTTGAAGTGGTAGAAGTGATTGATTACTTATAGCATCAGTTACAGCATAAATAGATGAATCTTGTATACCACCACGAACTTCTACACTGAAAGCAGAAGAGCTAGTAATATACACAGTACCACCCACTTGTGTTGCAGAATAAGCAGCATCAGCATCAATAAGAGATTGAAGAGCTGATGCAATGTTATCTGAACTAGCTCCAGAAGACGACGATGTATGAGAGAAGGTTGACGTAGAACCACCTTGCGTGAGAAGTACCGAGTATACTGTCGCATTAGATGCAATCTGAATAACAACTTGTGCACGGTGAGGATCAACGTTGGGATGGCTTAGTGGAGTAGCTTTCATCTCAACGGTCTTTTTCTTGTTCAAAACAAACGTATAGTCGTTAAGAGTCAAGAACTCAATATCCTCAACAGTCGCGTCTTTAAGATAGGCGTTAGGATCAATAGTTGAGATAGCACAGGCAGCACCTGCTGTACCAGCAGCAACGTTAGCATTAGTTAGAGTTGTTTTAGCTGTGTCTCTCGTAGTAACTGCGTTGTTATAAGCAGTTGTAGATGTAGCCAACTCAGCAGCTGTATTAGCCGGTGCTGAGTATTCATCAAGTTCGTAGATCCGGTACCCATCACTAGACACAATCGGGTGTTTAGAGGTCCTCTCAATACCCTTAGCGATGCCATATGCACGAATAACAACACCAGGATATCCAGTGGGATAGATCTCATCTTCAGTGTAATAACCAGTGCCGTTTGTATTCAATGAGACAGCGGTTACTTGGTTGTTAGTGACTGTTAAATCAACTGTTACTCCAGTTCCGGTACCATTAGTTGTTGTTGCAACATTGGTTGCACTAGCAGCCACAAGACCTTGGCCCATCACTTTAACATCAACATGAGTTAAGGCACCAGTAAGAATTACACCATCTTTTTTATAGATAGTGTCTGCATATCTAGCGTTATCAGTGTTTGGTGTAGAAAGTGTAATTGTTGGATTAGAAAGGTAATTACTATCCCCACCAGTAAAGGTGACTCCTGTAACAAGACCGTTCAGTGTTTGTACAGTCGGTTCAGCGCCACTACCGCCACCACCAGTCATTGTTGCTGTAGCAGACTTGTAGCCTTTACCGGCTTCAGTAATAGTAGCTGTAAAGGTTGGGGTTACAGTGATTGTTGGAGTTGCAGTTTGAGTAAAATTACCGCCAGATAAAGATATAGTTGTCGCTTGTCCAACGTTATAACCACTGCCAGCATTTGTAAGGGTTAGATCTTTAACACTTTTTGCAAGGATTACATCAGCAACAGCTGTTGTAGTTGGTGTCGTTGGAGTGACAGTTCCATTACGGAACAGCAGTGTTTTGTCAAAGTAGAAAGGGTGACTACTATGTACAGTATTCCAAAAGGGAAACAACGATTGAGCATTAGCAGATTTAGGGTTTACGTTGAACGTAACTGTTGAGTCTGCAATATTTGTGGTTGTAGGTGTGGCGTTTACAAGGGTGAGTGTTGTGACAGCAAATTTACGCGAAGCATCAGGGTTGCCAATAGAAGGGATTTGACTACTAGCACCGATGCAGATATAACAACCAGTCGTCTGTAGATCAGCTGGAATGTTAAATTCGTACTCGCTCAGATAATATGGTTTATCGGTATTAGTTGCAGGATTAGCTGGGATAATCTCACCAATGTGCCGCCAATCAGTTTGACCTACAAAACGTGTTAGTGCAGCAAGAAATTGACTGTCAGGTGGACCACCAGAAGGTTGACTACCGTTCCATACAGGGTTTACATTACCCTGGTTATCAATCGATGTAACACCTTCTTTGGCAATATAAACATCAAGTGTTGGGATACCTAATAAGTTAAAACCTGAGGCAACGTCATTATAACCACCTGCATTAAAAGTACCCATTTGGTATATCCCGCCATTAACATCATCAAGAGTATCTAATCCACTAGCAGGAGCGACTCTATTTGCAGGTGCATTACCAATGCCTTCAATGTGGTCCCTGTTACCAGTGACAGCCATAATCCGAATCTTACTTTTACCAGTGAGATCGCGAGGTTTCAAATAAATACCGATTGGACCAGTAATAAGTTTGCTGCCATCACTAAAGGTCATATTTGGGCGACCGGTGTTATAACCGTGGTTAGCACCAATTAGATCTTGACTTTCAAAGTCACCACCACTACCACCATACAGACTTTCATGCCTGCCTATATTTCCTGCTATCTCATAACGCTCAGTTTCATCAGTAATGTCAATGACATCACCATCCTCTACAAGTACCTTGGTGACTTGTTTGGTGAACCAGTTGACAACAGCAGTACCTTGATATCCAGCTAACCCACCACCAAAAGTGACAGTTGGAACATCGATATATTCAGCACCAGCATTGGTGATGTTGATAGAGCTGAGATCACCCCTATCGCTTAAGACCGCAGTAGCTGTGGCATTACTACCGCTACCAGCAATCGTGACAGTAGGAGCAGAAGTGTAGCCACTACCACCATCACTAATTCCAACAGCAGTAATTGCATTACTGACACTTACTGTTGCTGTTGCTTGCTTAGCGTTTCCATCAATCTCAACTACACCAGACTTAACTTCTTCTGTTAGTAGCTTACTATAATCTTCAGACCTCGGATTACTATACTTTCTAAAGTCTGTAGCAAACACTGTATTAAGTGTAGGTAGCTGACCTGCGGTTTTCTTAGACAAATCAGAAGCTGCCACTTGTAAAGCAGTTTCAGCAGCAGTTAATGCAGTCTTTGCGTTTGCAACATCACCGAAAGTTGTAACAAGGTTTGGGATACTGCAACTACCTGGTTGTCCAGAGTTGCTTCCCATATCAACAACGCGCCTAATACCATCGCTTAGATTCCAAATACGGAATAGGTGATCAGTTGTATCATATTGTCCAATATATTTTTCTGTACCATCTCGTAGAATAGGAAACCACTTACCACGAGTTTGGGCATTGTCAAGTTTGGCGACAAACTTACCGCCAGGTCTCTTTAGCATTCCCAAAGCAAAGTCTGGAAAGACATTTTGTGCATCTTTGACTTGGCCAGGACGTTTCCTATTGTCTGGCTGCTGTGAGATGCCCAGCAGTAAATTAGGAATCGATTGGGAAATAGTGCTCATTGCCTAAATAGTGCTCGATAAGGTTGATAGCCAGTGCGATAATCAGCACCATCTGGTGTACCGAAAATGGTGTAGTCACCCTGGTTACATTCGTACTCTGTAAGTGTTGCTCGTGCCATTTGTTCAGTACTTTCGAGTAACTGATACAGCTGAGGATCGCCAACCATCTTGGTTGCACACATGCGAGCAGCACGTGCAGTAATGTAAGACTGCACAGCGGGTGGTAAAAATTGGAAGTCAAAGTACCAAAGCACATCGACTTTGGGATCCTCAGTAAAAACGTAAGTCTTATGTAGGCGGTCATAAAGCTTGCCGTTACGCATCACAAGGTCATAGTCACTTGGATGCTCGTTCAAGTTTGCGTCGATCGCCAGAAGATTGGCAGGTAAGGCAATCTCATTGGTGGTTGCGTCACGCACCATCGGGTAATTACGTTCTGTGTTAAAAGTCCAGCCTTCAAGCTGAACTTGCTTGCTGACTTCCCGGATGGTATTCAAAGTGATGAAGACTTCAGGGTTTTTCAAGTCCAGGGTGGTGACAGGCGCCTGTCCCACACTGCTGAGTATTTGATTTACAGCATCCAGTTCGGTGGACGCAGCATTTGTAGGGAAAGGCATGTCTGTCGTATAGATAAAAAAAAGGGGAGCCGAAGCTCCCCCATAGAATGAGTACAAACGATCAGGAAACGTTTGCAGGATAAGTAGTACCGAAAGCAGCAGGTGCAGAGGCACCGGCATACAGTTCAACACAGGCAGCAGGGTTCAGGAAATCTGCACCCATAGCCAGACGACCAAGGATCACGTCGCCTTGGTAGATAACAGAAACATCGCCACTGGTGACTTGCACCTGGGGAGCGATAGCTTCCACAACACCAGCAGCTTCGCGCTGGAAGATGAGACCACAGCTTTCATCGAAAGCAGCTTGCTCACCATAGTTGTTGTTCATGCCGGTGACGCCGCCACCGTCTTCAAACTCAGTGTCATTACCAACAAAGTCACCAGTGTTGCCAGGAGCAGTAACGCCAGTCGAACCGCCGTACTTGACACCATAGTTACCCAAGAACGGAATGTTCATGGACTTGAAGATCTTGATGCCAGCAATCGAGATGATGCCGTTACCAGACTGCAAGGAAGAACCTTGCTCGTCGCGGTTGATCAGACCATTGCTGTTG